TACTTTGTAATAGTTGCTTTGCGAGTCAAAATCATCAAAGTAAGGAGCAACATTAAGGTTAGTTTCCTGTGGCATAATTTTTTAGAACTGCAAAATGATTTTGACGTCTTCTTTTTGAGATGATGACCTGGTTACTGCTGGTCTATTATCAACATGTATGATATTTCCAGAGTATTTTTCAACCTCAGGGTTAGCAAATCCATTAGTGAATTTCTGACCCAAGTAATAATCTCTATTATTTATTACTGTCGATATACCTGTAAATGATGTTTGAATTGATAATGTGTTCCCTGAAGAAGGAATTATGTTATAACTACCACCACTTGTTATTGCTGAGGTAAATCTTAAAGCAGAAAAACCAAAAGTAGGTGAAGGATTCTGTGTTCCATTGGTGTTGAATCCAGAATTTGACCTATCTTGCCAATATTTTAATACTCCAGTGGTCTGGTCATAAGAAACTACCCTTCCAACTGCTGTTGATCCAAGACCAACAGTCTGAGTTACTATGCTATCTGCTGTAAATGTGGCACTACTATAACCTGTACCAACCAATTTAAGTGCATAAGTGGCACTCCCTTTATCTTGCTCAAAAATACCAGTTGAATCAAAGACAGTAGGATTCTCAATGAGACCAACTCTTGCAAATTCATTACCAGTAATAAAATCAGGATTCTCAGTATCATTTTCAAATCTTGCATATGCAAGAACATTGTATGCGCCTAGCTCTCTATAAATGTCTTTTCCATGTCCACCAGGAGGAGGAATAATCACATTGAAAACAGGATTAGTTGTTCCAGTGGGTATTCCTCCTGCTTTTAAATCAAGAGTGCCATATGTATATCCTGTTCCACCATTTGAAACAGAAACTGATTCAATTTTAGCATCAGCATTAACTACTACAGTAGCCTTTCCACCTATACCATCACCATTGATAGGGACATTAGAATATGTTTGTGCATTTCCAAGTCCAGCACCTCTTTCTCTGATAGTAATAATCTTAATTTGTCCGCTAACATCAGCATTTTGTCTTACAGCATAGTCATCAGTGCTGGTTGACCAATTACTGGGCACAGGCATATAGTTGGTGGAGTCAAATCTTATAGCTTGACTAGGTTTAATAGTGTAAAGATATTTCCAAATATATCCATCACCATTACTGCCAGCAGTTCTTGGTTCCAAATCTGTAAATGTTGGTTCATCAAGAGATGGACCACCCTCAAAACTGTTTTCAGGGTTTGCATTATTAAACAAACAGATATAAACTCTGAAATCAGAGTTCATCACATAGTAATTAGCAGAGTATATGTCTGCTGCACCAGATGGTTGTGATTGATTATCAATTGTTATGTCATTTCTCCACATATCATATGTGGTTCCAGACTGCCATGTATTCTTTCTTACAACTTGAGTAATATCGCTGCTGTTAATCTTTTTCATTGCCAGCATTGTATCCCAATACTGATTAGTTTGATCTAAACTATCCAGAGGAGATGGTGGACTTTGATTCCAAGTGCTTTGATAAGAAGCAGGATTGGGAAGTCCAATAAAAGAATAGTAAGAATTGGTGCTGGATTGAATTCCAGAAACAAAATTCTTAGCATTCAGAATACGAAGTTGATCAGTTATTATCGCAGCCATTTTTAAGGACTTTTTTTTTATTTATTAGACTTATTATGAATAACTTTGTGATTTAAGAGCATTGAATCTCTTGACAACAGCAGAAGTTGAAATACCAGTGTTAGAATAAGCTGATCCAATACCACTCATTGTATGGGCAGTGAAGTCTCTAGGTCTTGTTCTATCATCTAAAGCTAATTTACCCCAACTATATTCACCAAGTTCAGATGTAGAGGTGCTGGCAAATCCAACAACAATTCTATCAACATTAACTGACACTCTTCTTACTGTTGTTGTGAACCCAGTGTTACCACCAACAAAACATGTAACATTAACATCTTCAAAGGACTGAACCTGATATACACAATCTAAAGCTGTTGATGCAATTCCAACTGTGGTTGTACCATCTGTTGATCTTGCAGCAAATGTATCACCAATTGAAATATTTGTTCCAAAAATAGTGAAATAATCACTTGTGGAAATTCCACTAATGGTTGTGGCAGTTGATACTACATTGGTATCTCTCATGAGAGAATCTTTTGGAATAAAAGTATCAAAAATCAATCTGTGCTGAGAACCAATTTTTGTTGAATTAATTCCAACAATCATCCCAAAATCACCAGCAAATTCTGTTACATTTATTTTTTCACTTACTGGGACAGGAGGTTCAATAAGAACTGATGGAGGATTTGCTGTTGTATAAGCAAATCCTGTGGTTGTGCCACCATATGAAACTACAATAGATGTGATGGATCCACCTGCCCCAATGACTGCTGTTGCCTCTGCTCTACCCTCTGTAGAAGCAGATCCACTGATATTTGAAACAAACACCTTAGGAGCAGATGTATATCCTAAACCAGGATTAGTTACATCCAAGGATGATACTGTTCCAGCAACAGAAACTATTGCAGTGGCAGCAGCACCAACAAAATTGCCTTGCTCGTAAATTTGAATAATCTTTTGATGTGTGTTTCTTATGGTTGCATTTGATATCTCATTTACAGGATTGAATGATGGCACAAGATTATTGACATACACCTCTGTAGAGGATGTAGAAACATTATTAATAATGTAAGAAGATGGTCTTATAATTGGTTCATACTCACCTCTATTCTTACTTACTTTTGTGCCATTGACAACTAAATCACTGGTCTGTTTACACCAAGTCACTGGTCTGGTAATCGTTCCATCAGAATTGATGCCAACACCATTATAGAGATTTGTTTCAACTGTATCAATAGTATTAATGCCTGTGACAATTCTCTTATCTTGGTCCAGAATAATTGACTGTCCAGATCTAGGGTTATGATTAATATCAAGTGAATCACCAACTTTTACTGAATCAACAACGTCTCTAAAAATAACATCAATATCATCACCACTGCCCTTGTAGAACAATATTTGTGCAGTTTGGCCTGACACTGGTGCTTCTTTAAATTCAACAATGCTGCCACCCTCAAAAGTAAATGCCTCATTTGGTTTTTGCAGGACATTATTGATCAATATAACAAGAGTTTCCTCAATATTAATTGTTGAACCTCTTTGTGCAACTATTGAAACTGTTTCACCATTCTCTGTTAATCTGAATGTTTTCTTAAATCCATCAAACTCACTCTCAAATGAATCTAGTACAGCAAACTGACCAACTGACCAACCATTAAATGAGTCAGTTTGAGTTTTCTCTATGGTAAGGGAGAATTCTTCAAATGTTTTTGAAATATCAGTTGGAATGCCAGTCACTCCACCAATATCAACTGTCAATACCTCTCCTACTCCATAACCATATCCTCTGTTGTTAATAGTAAAGTCAATAACTCCAGTGCCTCTTCCTACAGTGAGATCAACAGTAGCACTTCTTCCAGATCCTACAATTGATGATGAAGTATATTCCAATGGAATATCTGTATAAGAAAATGGTTCATCAAATACCACCAGAGGAGGATTTGTAAATGTATATCCAGATCCTGGATTTGTAACATCCACACTAACTACATTTCCATTACTTACAATTGCTGTTCCAATAAATTCTAGATTTGGAATTCCTGTAGATGAAGTTGATACAGCAACATTTACAGTGGTTTGAATTCCAGATCTATATCCGCTTCCACTATTACCAATACTGATAGATGAAACTGTTCCTGCTATGGATACATTTGCTGTTCCACCTGCAGAAACCAGAGGCTGATAACCACTACCACTACTAGAACCAACAGAGATGATTGTTCCTCCCATTGGAAAGTCTCCAGCACCTGGATCATATCCATGTGGGTTGACAGATCCCTGGAATGTAATTGTTGATACTCCAGCACTTTCAATAATGTTATAATTATTAACCTCTGGTTGTATACCTTTTGGAAGTTGGAATATGCCATTAATTAACATTATTCCATTACCTGTTGCTATACCAGTAACATTATCACCATTTGATTTAAGTATGAAAGAACTGGTTACACCAGTAAAGTCTCTTGAAATGTCATCAAAAATATAATTATCTGCATATGTTTCAGATGTTGATCTTTGTGCTGCATTTCTAAGGAATGTTCTACCTTGGAATGATGAACTTGTAGTTATTCCAGTAAAGTCTCTTGAATCTGGTGGATTGGTGATTGAACCAATTGGATTTTTGCCAAAAGGTGCTCCAGCAAAATGAATTCTATTTTCAACAATATTATAATTTCCACCAAGTTTAGTGACTGTTGATCCAACACCATGAGACTGGATTGATGTTCCTAGTTTACCTCTGAGTACATTAAATGTAGCATCACCACCAGAACCAGCGTCATTAATAACCATTATTTCATCATTAATTTGTATCACATCACTAGAGAAGATTGAATTTACACCAGTGACACTGAAACTTGTTGCAAAAATGATATCTTGACCAAGAGCAGCAGTTATACCTGTTGCCACAATTGGTGATTGTATCATATTATCAATTGCTACAAGAGCTTTGGTATTTTGATTTTTTGATGTAAACACATGGGAGTCACCAATACCAACAGAATTTAATGTGAGTGTTTGGGGGATGACCTTTAGTGCATTTTCTGCTGAATCAGCAAATCTGATTGAACCCTCATCTACCTTAACAACAAACAAACTATCAGGTAATTTATCTGTTACTATACCAGAAATACTTGTAGATGTAATGCCAATTGATTGTGTTGTTCCAGCACCTGAATTACTGTAATTTATGTTTTCTCCAGTAACAAAGAAATGATTTGGAATTCTAACAACATTTGATG